GAAAAGGTTTTCCAAGCAGAACTGGCTGAACAAAATCAACCATAATAATCAAAAGGAGGGTTATAATGATAGGAATATATTGTATAACAAACTCCTTTAACAACAAAAAATATATAGGACAATCCGTAAATATAGAATCTAGATTTAAAGAACACATAAAAAAATTAACAGAAGGAAAACACAAGAATTATCATTTACAAAAAGCGTGTGATAAATACGGGAAAGATGTTTTCATATTTTCAATTCTTGAAGAATGCGAAAAAAAAGATTTAAATTTTTTTGAAAAATATTGGAGCGATTTTTATAATTCCGAAAATAGAAATTTTGGATACAATATTAGAGGAACAGGAAAAGAAATGAAAACATCGTTTGAATCAAAAGAAAAGATGAGCAAAGCAAAATATAGAGAAAAGCATCCTGCTTTTGGAAAAAAAAGTAAAAATCTTTCTTCTATATATTTTGGTGTTCGATGGAGAAAAGATAAGAAAAGATGGATTGCGGATATATCACTGGACAAGAAAAAGATATGGATTGGAAGTTTTGGAAATGAAATCAGTGCCGCTAAAGCGTATGATTTATATATAATAAAAAACGGTTTATCTAATCCATTGAATTTTTCTAATAAGGAGGAAATATGCCAACAACATTAGCTGAAATATATGACTATTTTCTTATGACTATTACGGATTATAGACTAATTGATTTGTTTAATACATCGGTCCCGGATTTCGAAGATTATCTACAAAAATGGTTAGATTTTTCAATTGTAGATTTTCAAGTGTGTGACCAAGATTTAAATTATAATGATACTACAAAAGAATTCCCGGCTGTTCTAAGCCGGGATAACAAAATCATATTAGCTACGCTAATGATGAGATACTGGCTTCAAAAAACTGTAAACGATATAACACAAATGAATCTGCATATAACCGATAGAGATTTTAAAATGGCTTCTGAAGCACAAAATCTAAGAGAAAAAGTTGTTGCCTTAAATATAGCAAAAGAACAATGCTCTCAACTGTTACAGGACTATGCTTATAGAAGAAACGATTGGACAGATTGGTATAATCAGTCCTTCACGGGGGTATAATATGCCTTATACATATAAATCTATTCCTGCTTCTATGTATGCAGGTGCAAAAAAAGGTGATACCCCTAAAGACCAATATATTGAATTGTTTCAAAAAACTCTCGATGAACAATTCTATAATTCGTCAAGTTGGTGGACTATTCAAGAAGAAACTGCTATAGGTTCTGGACTATATAAACCTACAGATGTGCGTATAAACCATGTTATCAATGCAGAAACAGGTCTGAAACTTGGGGATGACTGGAAAACAGTCCTGTTCCCCGACCTAAATCATCAAATGGATTTAGGAAGACGTTATATATTTGATAATAGTACTTGGTTAATAATAAACATTGAGGTAGTTAAAAATATTTCAGCAACATGCACTATTAGGCGATGCAATAATACTCTAAGATGGATTGATGAATCTACGGGGATTTATTATGAAGAACCTTGTGCGATTGAATATGAAATAAAAGAACCTAGAGATTATATCACACAGGGTTCTCCTTTCCCAACACCCGGGGGATTTTTAAAAATTCACACACAGTTGAATGATAACACCGGGAAAATAAATGAGAATCAAAGATTCTTGTTTGGGAATACCGGGCATTGGACTTGTTACAAAGTAACTGGAACAGGTATAAATGATTTCAAAAATATAGCAACATATGATAATAATAGTGCACATATATTAACACTAGATATGAGTGCTAACTTTATCAATAAAGAACTAGACGATGTTGTTAATGGTATATGTGACGTTTATACCAATGTCTATAGGGTTATTTTGAGCAGTGGAAGTATATCAGGTTCTCCTACAGGTACAATGCAACTTAATGCAAATGTTATCTATAACGGGAATAGTGTTACAAGGGCAATGGAATGGACAAGTTCTAATCCGGTAATAGCTTCAATTAGTGGAAGTAGCGGAAGCGCTCTTGTTACTTTTAATACAAATGGAAATTGTACAATAACAGCATCTGTTTATGGAAATCCAGCGAGCGATACCTGTTGGATAACCGTCAGTGCCAGCCCAACGGTAAACAACGAAATACTAATTAATCCGAGTACAAATTATATCTTAGAAGGAAGTAATAGGACATATTCTGTTTATTTATATGAAAACAATGTTCCATCATCTGCTTCATTTGTTATTACGTGCAGCGGAAGTAATATTCCTTCTGCTAATTATACTTTTACTCAAACCGATGGGAATCACTTTAAAGTTACAAATATACTAAAAGACTTAACATCTTACCTAACAGTACAATGCACAACTGGTTCTGTTGTAACGCCAAAAACCTTTAATATATATTTACGTGGCGCATGGCAATTTGATATCGTGTAAGGAGAAAATATATGCCAACATCAACCCAACAAATCGGCTTACTAGCCTATAATGATTTTAAACAATTCAGCAAATTATCATATACTTGTATAAAATATATGATGGAAAACAACGAACTTATATGGAAACTATTAAAGTACACTAGTCCGGATGCTTGGAATAAACCAGATTTAACCCAAGAGGAAAAGGCTGCTTTAATATACGCCGGACAACAAGATAGTTCAAAATTTAACGTTTTTATGGACGGCAAGCAACCTGACGTTTTGGTAGATGAGTGTACTTTAGTAAGGATAATGCCAAACTATGCGTTGGGTATGAATAGAACAGTTGGTGTTATAGAAGTAAGTATGGAAGTATTCTCTCATTACAAAATAAACCATCTTTCTAATTACTCAACTAGAATTGACACGATTGCAGGAGAACTTCTTGCTTTATTCAATGGTTCGGATGTTGGTGCATTAGGACTAATGGCTATCGATAGAATGATTGACCAAAGTTCTAGATTGTTTCAAGCGGGGCAAATACCGTTTGGAGGAAAACAAATAATATTCGCAACTTACTCGGCATAAAAAAATGGACACTACATATTATACTACTTATGATTTGCCTTTTATATATAGAAATATAAAAATATATCCAATAACAGTAAAAGATTATCTGCTTTTTAATATCTATTCTCAATGCTTAACCATAGACAAAAACAGTATTCCTGACCCTAAAATAATTTCAATGACTTATCTAGAATATATGTTTCGAACTACGGAGGAAAACCCAACGGATTTTCCTTATTTAATATGGTTTGATAGATTACTTGCTTTGTGCTTAAAAGAGGATGATACATTCACAAAAATAGAAGAAAGCATAAAAAGATATAGATATGATGAGGATACGGGAAAACCCTATTTTACTATAAAAGAAGAAATATATACCCCGGATGATTTTGATAAAATCAAAGAAATAATAGCAGAACAAAATTTAGTAGAATTAATAGATGAAAATGTATCTAAAGAGGTAAGAGACTCGATGGAAAAAGCCAGAGAATTTAAAAGAAAATTATCTGGTGAAGCATCTGCATCTACTGAAGATTATATAATCGCTCTTTCTATCGCAACGGGGTCTACATTGGATTATATATATTCTATGACAATAAGAAAATTCATAAAAAGTATAAGAAGTATGGACAAACTTATACACTATAAAATCTTTCTGGCTTCATCAATGTCGGGAATGGTTGAGTTTAAAGATAAATCGTTTATTAAACACTGGTTAACAGGGTCAGACGATGAAAATAAGTACGGAGATGTTACTGTGGACTTGCAAGAGATGCAAGATAAAGTATCATTTGAGAGTGCTAAAAAATAATAACAAATCTTTAATAAAGAATGGAGGATATAATAAAACTATGAGCGAGGAGGTTTCTATCTATAAATTAATTGACCCCACGACAAATTCTATAAAATATATAGGCTCGACTCACAAGTCTCTTAAAAGAAGACTATCGGACCACTTGAGCGACGCTCGAAGGGGACAAAAAAATTATAGATGTAATTGGATAAGAAGCTTATTATCAAAAGGAATCTATCCTTCAATTGATATTATAGAAAAAGTTAATTATGAAGAAAGGAGCGAAAAAGAAAAATATTGGATTTCTTATTATGGAAGAGAAAATCTAGTAAATGGTACAGATGGAGGAGAAGGGGTATGTGGTCTTTTGGTATCAGATGAGACCAAGAAAAAGTTATCATTCTCTCATATAGGACAAATTCCTTGGAATAAAGGGATTTTAACTGATACTTCTCATCTTAAAGATTTTCAATTTAAAAAAGGAGAAGCTCCTTGGAATAAAAATACTCCCTGTTCTAACGAAACAAAAGATAAAGTTTCTAAAACAAAGAGTGGAAAATCTACCGGGAAAAGAAATCTTAAATATGTCTATTTTGGAATAACATATGAAAAAACAGATAATATTTGGATTTCCCAAATAACATATATGACAAAAAAATATTTTATAGGAAGATATGATTCTGATATAAAAGCAGCAATTGCATATGATATATGTTCTCTTTGGTTTTCCAAAAACGATAGAAATTTAAATTTTCCCGACAAAAAAGATATTTATTTAACTTTATTGTCAGATAATAGGATGGAGAATTTGAAAGAATTAAGAAAAATTATAAAAAGGTATATAGGAGGTTTTAAATGGCAATAAAAAAATTCTTGACTTCGGTAAATTAAACTGCCGAAACGTATAGTAATATACGAGGTTTAAATTAAACCTAAAAGATAACTATATCGGTTAAAAGTCAGACATGATTAAGACCGAGGTAACGCAAAAGCGACACCGTAGAGACTACAGGGCGTACATAGTAATATGTACGCTGAAGTTATCCCCCTTCTCGGGTGAATATATAGTCCGACCTGCATATATAATGTAAAGAAGAAAATGCAGAATTAGGTAGAAATGCCTAATCGCCTTATTTATAAGGTTTACAAGTAACAAAGTGAGCCGACGTGTTCGGATACGATAACGATGACAATCTGCTTTTTGTAGCAAAGACACTGCTAGATAGTTCAATTGAAGTTTCTCTAGGTTCAGCACCTGTTCGTGGTGGACGTGGTAATCAGTTGCTTTATACTTACTATCACACTGCGGAAATGAAATTCAATTTAACAGAAGCACAATGGAATCTAGAATTATTGGGTGCAACTGTAGGTACAGAATACGAACTTGGCAATTACTACGTGCAAGAAACAATAGCGGTTACATCCAGTTCTGGTTCTGTCACGGGTACTCCGTTAGCTTTTACGGGTACTACTTTATATGGTTGGGCAACTTCTCCTTTAGGAGTTACCCAAAGAGTTACCTTTGCTAGTGGTTCAGTAGGAAGTTTTACTGTTACCGGGGCTGAAACAAGTGGTAACTGGTGTGTACGTTATTACAATGCTAATGTAAGTGCTGGAAAAAGCATTACCATTAAAGCAAGTATGATTCCACAAGTTGTAAAGCTAGTCATGGAAACTCAGTTGAATTCTGCTGATGTGACTACAAATAGAATAGGAATGGTACAAATCATCATTCCAAGAGGTCAATTGTCTGGTGCGTTCACAATTTCGATGAAATCAGATGGTGTATCTAATACTCCTTTGACTGGTACGGCTCTTGCTTATACGCCTACCGCTACTGGTGCAGATGCATGTATGGTTGATTCATATTATGCAACAATCACTGAAATAATTGACAACACAAACTGGTATGATAATCTTTTATCATTAAGTGTTTCGGGAGGAAATTTCAGCATGAGCGTTGGGGAAACCAGAACTCTAGTGGTTTATGGTGTTCCTTATACGGGTGCATCCTTTAAAGTTCCCAATGCATATCTTTCCTTTAGTTCGGGGTCACCAGCAGCAGCAACCGTTGGTGGAAATACTGGTGTAGTCACGGGTATTGGTGCTGGTACAGCTATTATATCTGCTTCTGCTACTTCAGCTTCTTCAATTTATGGTACTGTAACTGTTACAGTTACCGCATAATAAAAAATAGAATAAAATTTATTCCTTATTATGATAAAGGAAAAACAAATGCCTAAAAAAGATATTGAAGAAAATACCAATAACAAAGAAAATGAAAAAATAGAATTACCTGTTGAGCCTATTAGCGAAGAAGTAATAGAAAAAATTGAAGAAGTTTTGGAATCAAAAGCTACTTCTGAAAAAATTCAATTTACAATTCGCAGAGTTGATGCGGGTAGTTTCTATGTGGTTGATAGCAATGGCAACGGAACCCATATTGCTGTCCCAAAAGAATATAAAAATAAAAACTTAAAAGCTGGCGATATTATTAATGTATCGAAAAGCGAATTATAAAGGAGGATTAGAATATGGCTTTTTTAACTACAAAAGAAATATACGACCTAGATAACTCAATGGTCGCAGCACAGAATGTACACTTGGGTACAGTATTAAATGGCTTACTAACAAGTTCTGGTAGTTCAGGACTAAAAGTTGTCGGTGGTTCTTTCACACCATCTACTGCTGATACAGTAGTAGCTTCAGGTTTAACAACCGTTGATTATGTTGTATGCTCTTTAGGTGGTGCACCAACATCGCGCCATCAAGTAACTACAGCCAGCGCTGTCGGAGGAAATCTCTGGTTCAGTTGCTGGTCAGGTAGCACTGCCGCAGGTGGTGCTGTTAACTTTGTCGCTTCCAGCGGAAGCGCCACCGTTCACTTCACTGTAGTACAGTGGTTAGCACAAGGAACATAATAATATTAAATACACCGTCATTTAAAAAATGGCGGTGTATTTTTTAACTAAAAATTAAATGGAGAAATAATGGATAACAAGGTTAAATTGGAGATAAAAACTCCGGAGAATAAAACAATTGAATATAATGGGGTAAATATAGAGATAAACCCGTTTATTGATTTTTCAAATCAAGTACTTTTAATTAATGCATATATAGAAGATTATTTCGGAGATACTACAGATATAGCAATCCAGAAAACAAAGTATCATATTTTTGAATCCGAATGCAAACTAAAAAATTATATAATCCAACTCAACACAAATATCGACATGAGTGATGTAGACAATGATATATATGTTGATAATGTTCTTTGGTATGCAATAACAGAAGAAATTATTAATTGGAATACTTTTAAATCTAATTTAGATAATGTTGTTTCCGAAATAAAAGAACAGATAAAATTAGATAACTCTCTTGGAAAAGTTCTTTCTGATATATTGGAAAAAGCCGAAGGATTTATTGACCAAATAAATAAGATTTCTCCGGATGATATTAAAGAATTACAGGAAGTCGGGACAGGGCTTATTAATGATTTGGAAAAAGCCAATATCATGAGAAATCCTTCTGATTTAAGTGCTGTAGAGCAACCCCTAATAGACGAACTAAATAGCGAGGGAATAAAGAAGGTATAATATGATAGGAAGATTAAAACGTTCTTTAAGTGAACGTTGTCCAGAATGTAAAAATATACTCCAAATTAGAGTGAAAGAAATAAACGAAATACGAAATGGGGTTTATGTTTCTGTTTCAGAAGAATATATTTGTTGTTCTAATAAAAATTGTGAATATGAAAGAGAAATGGAACAAAAAAGGATACGAAGACAAGAAGATGATTTAGCCTTTTAAAAGGATAATTTTATAACCTTCTTGTAGATTATAAGGAGGTTAATATGGGAAATACATTGTTTTTCAATTTACCGGGAAAAGGAACTTCTACAAGTATTTCTGATTTTGTAAACACAATCGAAGAAGACGCTATGGAATTTGTAAACATTAATGCCCAAGATTTAGACAAAAAATTAAAACCTATTGAATTAGAAACTGTTGAATATCTAAAAAGTCTCATGTTGGCGGCGGCAGAAGGAAAAAAAAGAGAAAATATTTGGAAAGAAACATGGAAAGGGCTTTTTGAAACAGGGGGGTTTAATCGTACCATAAAAGAAGGAGATAGTGGAGAATTTGGGGCATTTGCACAAAACCTATTGGGTCTTCCCTCACTTTTCCCGGGTCAAAAAGGCAACGAAGCCTATCCCGATATACCCGGACTCGGAAAAGAGGCTTTTGATGTAGCGGGTATAGAATTAAAAACAAGATATAGACATTTAGGAGCAAATTTTAGTATAACCGTGGGTCAAATTACAGCCGAAGGAATAAATGTAGAGGGCAACCCTTTGACAGATAGTGAAATTGTTGATATAAATTCTCAATATAATGATGCAAAAATTTTAGAAGCTGTGGCTTTAAATAGATTAATGGATAAAATGAGAAATTTTCTATATATGCGTGTTTTAAGTAGGGAAAAACAAAAAGAATTCTATAAACCCGTTGATTGGTCATCTCCCGGAAGATTAAAAGTTAAAGCAAGAAGATTTGCAAGTGGAAAAGGACCAGAAATTGAAGTAATGGCTTTTATATTATTTACACGTTTAATAATTGAAAAAGTAAGAGAGTTAGTAAAAAGAACAGGTAAGGCTGAATTTAGGGTTGATGTAAAAGCATCCCCAAAACGTGTAGGAAACATAATAAAATCAGTAACTTATACAGTAGAATTGGTTAGGGATACATTAGGAGAATTTGACGATAACGGAAAACCAAAATATGAAAGCCCTGTAAAAAAATTGATAAAAGAGTTAAATTATATTAGAGAATTATACGCTGCTGAATATGATTTTATAAATCAATTAGAAGCAGAAAATTGGAAAAGCGCTAGAAAGTTTTATTGGGCAATAAAAAACAATGTAATGAGAAATATATTATTTGAAAAATTAGATTAAATAAAAGTTATAAAATACTTATTTTAAAAAAGGAGAATAAAAAATGTTAGAAAATATTTTAATGATTGTTGCCGGATTAGCCGGATTGGGTGCGTTTGTTTCTATTTTAATAAGCGTACTGAAAAAGATTGGTGTTATTAAAGATGGTCAATCAGAACAATGGTATCAGGGAATCAGCCTTTTTGTGTTCCTTGCAGTGACAGTTGTTTACTTTTTAAAAGTACCGATTGTATGGTCGGATGTAAATGAATGGCTTAAATTACTTACCTTTATATTAGGTTATGTCATTCAAATTTTGGGTGGTCAACTTACTTACAATACTATTAAAGGTACACCTCTGCTTGGTTTTAGTTATGAGAAAAATGCTGAAAGAGCAGCCGCTAAATTAAACGCTGGAAAAGAACCAGTCAAATAATTTATCTATTTAGGAAGGGAGTATATGAACAATATTCTCCCTTCTTTTTTGGGAGGTATAATGGAAAAAAAATATATTTATGCATTAGATTTATCTTTAAATAATACCGGAATTGCTATATTTACAAACAACGGAACTTTTGTTGAATGCAGTAGTATTAATACCACAGACGAGAAAGATATACGTGGAAAACTTGTAACAATAGCAAATGAATATAAAAAATTTATGAAGGCTTATCCGGTTGATAAGGTAATAATGGAGCAGGGTTTTACGAGATATAATATTTCAACCCAAATGATTTTTCGTTGCGTTGGTATAACAAATTTAATTTTTAGTGATTATGAACAAATATCAATTCCCGCGTCCACCGTGAAAAAAATAATAACAGGTAAAGGGAATGCAACTAAAGAAGAAGTTAGAGATTCAATATTAAAAATATATCCTAAAATTAGGTTTCAGAACTTGGACGAGAGTGACGCAGTATCTGTCGGGATTGCATATTTTAGAAAAGAAGGAGTACGTTATGCCTAGAGAAACTTTCCGGGATAAGATAACAAGTCCCGAACTTACTAAACAAATAAATCCAGAAAATATTAAACTAATGGAAAAATTTTTAAAAGATAAAGCAATTAGAACAAGTAATAAAACTATTATAGTATATGAATCAAATATTACAATGTTTTTAACTTGGAATTTATTATATAACGAAAATAAGTTTTTTATAAATATTAAGAAATTAGAGTTTTCTGATTTCTTTTCATTTGCTTCTACAGAGCTTAGGTTGGGGTCAGCCAGATTGAATAACTTGAGAAGTACATTATCTTCTCTATCTTCATTTATTGAAAAATTTTATGATGAAGATTACCCTAATTTTAGAAACGTTATCCTTAGAATTGTAGAATCTTCCCCTAAAGAAGAACGCAGAGAAAAGACTATTTTAACAGATGAGCAAGTAGAAAAACTTTTAGAGCATTTAAAAAAGACCAATAAACAACAGGCATGTTGGCTTGCTCTCGCTGTAACAAGCGGGGCTAGATTTTCAGAATTATTATGTTTTGAAACAGACTTAATCGATGAAAACAGAACTGCCTTTGGTGATTTATTTCTAGAAACAACAAAGCAAATTAAAACAAAAGGCAGAGGGAAGAGCGGAAAATTGCTTTATAAATATATTTTAAAAGATAAATTTTTACCCTATTATAAAGAATGGTTTGGAGAAAGAAATAAAATTTTAAAAGAAAAGAAATTAAATCACAATTTCTTATTTATTAAACAAGATGGAGACCCCGCTACAGGCGCTACGGTGCGTGGTTGGATTGAGGACTTTGAAAAATATTTAGGTGTACCCTTTTACGCTCACTCCTGTAGGCACTATTTAACGACATTATTATCAAAGAAAAATATTCCTCCCATGTTTATTAAAGAATTATTCGGATGGGAAGACCTAACTATGGTTTCACTTTATAACGATTCCACGTTTTCAGAAACTAATTTTCCAGAATTAGAAAATTTAAGAGATATGAAATAATACTATATAAAAGAATGGGATAGGTTGAAGTCATGACTCAACTGACAAGCGGATTCCGATGCTTCCCATTCTTAAATTATTCGGAAAATAGGAAAAAATATGAAAGAACTAAATTTAATTGGTCAAAAATATAATATGTTAACAATTATTGAATGGGACCATAAAACAGAAAAAAGCATGAATTATTGGTTATGTAAATGCGATTGTGGAGACAATACAATTGTTTCTACCCATAATCTAAGAATAGGGGCAGTAAAATCTTGTGGATGTTTGGTGAGAGCGGCGGGGGTTAGTAAACAAGATACTCTTTTAAATAAAAAATTTGGAATGTTAACTATTATTGATAAATATTACGACGAAGAAAAGAAAGAATTGTTTTGGTTATCGAAATGTGATTGTGGTAATAAAAAAATTGTAAAAACAAAGGGTTCAGATTTAAGAAATGGAAAAGTTAAATCTTGTGGATGTTTTAGAAGAAGAAGATTACAATATGGGGAAAATTCTTTTAATAGATTATATGATACCTATAAAAGAAGGTCTCTACAAAAAGGTTTCCCTTTTAATTTATCAAAAGAAGAATTTAGAGAAATAACTTCCCGAAATTGTTTTTACTGTGGGGTTGAGCCAAAACAGAAAGCTGGTCCGACCAAAAAAGGTTATGGCTATTATGTATATAACGGTATAGACCGTATTGATTCTACAAAAGGATACGAAAAAGATAACATTGTTACTTGTTGTGGGCAATGTAATATTTCAAAAAATAATTATTCGTATGATGAATTTTTAGAATGGGTTGGAAGAATTTATAATAATTTTTATATTAATCAATATGAAGAATTAAAGAACTTAAAATTGTAGTTTTATGGCTTTATTGAGGAGGTTTATATGGCAATAACTTCTGTAATCAAGGTGAAAATAATCTTCCCCATCACCATTGTTTCGGATATTAGAAAAAATGAAAAAATTGTAAGAGAGATGGTGAAGGAGGTGTTAAATGGCTAAAGGTATGCGAATAGTTTATCCTGTAACAATTATGGCGGACATGGCTGGTGCACAAAAAGCCGCAAGCGATTTAATGGGCGGTCTCACCAACAAAATGAGTACTTACAAGATTGATTTTGGGAAAATAATCCCCGGTGAAAGTATTATTCAAAAACTCGGAGGATTTGGAGAATTTTTCAATACTGTTCGAGCGGGTGCTACTGATGTTGGTAAATTAACTGCGGAATTTACTTTAATGGAAAGAACTGTAAATGGTGTTACAACACAGCAAAGAATAGCCACAAAAGAAATCAACGAACTTCGTGGTGCAGCAGGACAGTTATCATCAACAACAAAAGATTACACAGATAAAAGTAATTTAGCAATCGAAGCATTTAAAAAACAAGGCTATTCAATATCAGGCGCTACCAAAGAAACAATGAATTTGGTTCATGCTGAAAAA